ATAGCTAACTATCTAGAATTACCAGACTCTTTTATATATGAGCATGGTTCTATTCCTCAGCTTTCTATTACTTCAAAGAAATATCAAAGAAGATTCTTTAATTGCTATCATAATCTTCCTTTTTACTACACCAGAAAGTATAATAAATTTCTGGGATACTTATAAGTAAGTTCAGACTATATCATCACCTATAGAATAATCTATAGGGCTGGGCACTCGTGTCACTATTATATTCTGTAAAACAGTTTCAAGTGTTAGTCGTTGAACCTTCAAAGAGGTTTTAACCTCTAAGCTTGGCTGCTGATTATCCTGTATAAGGACTTTCCAGCAATTCACCCAGTTTTACATGCACTAGTCATTTAATGCATATAGTCTGCTTTCATGTGAGAGAGTTCATACTCACTCCTATTCACAGTAAAGTAACCTGCGCCTGCACCACTTGCCTTTATTTCTACTTTAACCCATAGATGGTTTATATCCACAAATCTGTCATGCTCATTAGTAACCCTTACATGGGGGAAATGTATAAGAATGAACCCTTGCGGAGCATTCTGTAGTACAGCAGTAGTCATTATAGGCAGAAAGTATGTAGCAAGTGCCTCATCACTAAGTACAGCATTATCCAAAGCACCATTATCAAGCATATCTTCTATGACAGCCTTATCTTCTTTACTGGCACTTCTGAACTCTGAGCTACTAAGTACAGCACTCTTGCTAGAGAAGAAAGAACTAAGCCTGCTCTCAGACAATAAACGTAGGAACTCTTCAAAGCTCCAGAACCCTTGCATATCCACTCTATGCTCTCCAAAGAAGTCATTGAATATGCCAAGAACCTTATTAGGGAAGTACATGAGGTTATCATATAACTCCCTTGCCTTATTAGTTACTTCTTCATTCATATTGTGTAAAAAAAAAGGTGAAGGGCAAGCATACTACTCACCCCACACCTGTGTTATTTTAATCTGACCTTATCTCTCAACAAAGTCAAACATAGTATCAATCTCCTTCTTGCTCATCTTCTCAGGTGCATTGTAAGAACCACCCTTGAGAGTAGCCATGACTGCATCATAGGTCTCTTCCTCAATGGTATCATTGCTATACAATGCTTCTGTAAGCATGGCAATAGCCTTTGAGCAGTTGCAACCAGTGTGAGAAGGAGTGTCAGATGTTACAGGAGCTTCCTCTGCCTTTACAAGAGCATCAGAAGCTGCTGCCTCTACAGGCTTCTCAGCTTTAGGTGCAGGAACTGCATTGGTAGAACCCTTCTCAAACAGAGAGATAAGGTCAGCAGTGGAACACTGTGTGAAGTTCTTACCGAACTTCTCCACACAGACACTCTGCAAATGTCTCTTCTTGATTTCTGCATAGACTTCTGCTCTTGACATAGCACCAGACCTAACCTTCTTCTCAGGTGCAGTCAACATGAATGTCAAGTCATTGACTACCTGACCCTTATAGGGTATGTTAGCAGGTAGGGGAGCTGCATCATCCTTGAGTTCAGCTCTCATATGACCTTCAAAGAAAGTCATACCTGTGTAGTCTATACCTCTCTCCCTCATTTCCTGTTTGAGTTCACCGAGAGTTGTAGCCTTAGAGTCCTGAATCACCTTCTGGCTCTGGGTCTTAGAATTGATGATAGTTACTTTACGAGTTTCCATAATTTGAAATGTTAAATGTTAAAACTTTTGTTAATATTATCCTGAATACTTTCCTTTTCCTTAAAATCCCATAGAAATCCTTTATAAGATTTATGACAAGCGACTAGTATTTTACTACAGTCAATACCCAGCTCTCTAGCAGCTTCTGTAGCACTATTCCATTCCTTAACTATATTTCCTTCTAAGTCCTTTTGTATAATAGGTCTTACCTTATATCCACCATTTCTTTCAATGGTTTCAAAAATTCTCTGTCTAGCTGTACCATAGCTAAGATTATACCTATTAGTACACCACTCCAGATTGGAAACACAGTTATTAGTTTTATTTTCATCCTTGTGATTTACCATAGGTAAATTATCAGGATTTGGAATAAATGCCATAGCTACTAATCTATGTACTTTTATAGTTTTACTAACATTTGGAGCACTACTTAGAGATACTCCTAAATATCCTTTGGTTAGTCTATGAAGAGATAATACTTTAGGGGAATTTCTTCTTCTCCATCTATTGTCTATCCAACTTCTCACTCTACCTAGATTACTAACCTCATAATATTCATATCCCTCTATTGGTCTCCATTCTTCTTCCATAATACATCTTTAAGGATTTCATTCATTATTTCTAAATACCTATCTTTCCCATACTTTTTGAAGAGGTCAGATGGGTCCTTTGACTCATACTTAACAGGTATTTCTACTCTTTTTAGATTATACTCTAGTGATAGCTCAATACTATCTTTTCTTCCAGGATTATCTGGGTTGTTATAATCATTATCATAGAATAGAATAATATTCTTATATCTACCTTTTAGTTCCTCAATAATCTGAGGTTTGGGCTTATACCCTTCCCCCTGCATACATATAGCTGGAATGCCTAAATTACACATAATATTTAGGCAGTCCTTTACTGAGGAAGATATTATAAGATTATCACCGTATTTAGGTATTTTAGTCCAAAGTCCCCATACAGACCTATCAATACTGGAACTCCACTTGTACCCACCTTTATTATAAGGTTGGTATATCTTGAGGGTTACTTTACCCTCTTTCCTCTCTACATAGGCATAGGCATACTTGTCAGCTCCAAATACATATCTCTGACCATCCCTAATTACAATCTTATGTGATATGGGATATATGTCAGCATACTTTAGCCACTCCAGTGATACACCATAAGAAGCCCAGTATTCTATATCATAATCCCTCCACTCTCTGACCTTACATTGAAGGTCTATGTTCCTTGACTTGAGAGACTGGTACTGATAAGTACTCTCACTCTTCATACTATTAAACTGGACATTGGCATTGGAGAAACTGGGTAAATCCTTCCAAAGATGATTAAGCATACCTTTGTAGCTCTCCCCCCAATACTTCATAAGCAAATCAAACAGTCCACCTCTATCCTTAGTGGCTAAGTCAGTGTAATGTACCCTCTTACCATCCAATGTATATAGACCAAATGAAGGTCTGTTGTCCTGCCTCAAAGGTGAATGTATTACAGTAGGCAGCTCACTTACATTGAAATAATGGTATAGTATGCCAAATTCCGTAGTTCTTGCTAGGACATCTTCTAGGGTAATGCTATGCTCTCCGTTACCAAATGCCATCAGTCTAATAGTTTTATAGAGTTAATCAGTCATTATTTGTTACCACCCCAAGCATCCCAAGGAGTACTTGTAGGTGCTGAACCTGCACCCAATGGGTCATTCTCAGGTGAATTGAAATCAGTTGCAGCTACATTGTACTCATGCAGAGGTTCAATGCTGAACTCAGTTGTAGGATATGCTCCAGCAGCCTTTCTGTTCTGCATCTCCTCATCAAGTTTACTGTAGTCTGTAACATTGAGTTTCAGGAACTTCTGAGTATAAACAGCCTGATACTGCTTATTATCATCAGTAGTTCTTACACCAAACATGCCCTTAACCCTGTTGTTGGGCTGCAACTTGATGATGTTCTTCAACTCAGTGAAGTCACCCTTGAAGTAGTTTTCAATCTTGTCAAGTCTAGCCTCAGCATCAGCCAAGTTAGGAATAAACTTAACCTCCTTGGTCTTAGGGTTAGTAAATGACTTGTTTGGAATGTTCAAATACTTCTTGATGAAGTCAGTAAGTTCTGGCTCACCAATATAGGCAGGTCTCATATCAGAAGTGTCATACCACTTCATGTTGTCAGGGATAGGTTCAGTACCCTTAGCAGCATTGATAGGCAACCAAGTAGTCTCACCATACTTGTTGATTACCTCAACCTTGGTGTTATCCTTGTTATACCTATAAGCCTTATTGAGGAAGAAAGTTACTCTGGTGAGCATCTCAATTCCATTACATTTCTCAGGGTCTGACTTAACTACAAAGTCTATTCTTGCCTGAGGCACTTTAGACTTATTACCTTCTGGACCAATCTCAGCCTCACTCAGATAGTTAGGGGCTTCATCAAGCTCTGTGTTATAGAGCTTCTCTGTCTCTTCCTTATTAGGGTTGACAGCCAACACAAAGACAGGAGCTATACCAACGTACAGCTTTCTTACAACTTCCTTAGACTCACTGCCCTGTGCAAATGCCATAAATACTGCATTATGTTCTTTCATACTTGCTTACTTTTTTGTTTGATTAGTTCATAAAGGGAAGGTCACTGGGAGGGTTTGTACTGTAGCTCTCTGTTTCCTCCATAGCAGGAGCAAGAGGAGATTCTACTGAGGCAGCAATAGCTACTGCATCCTCAGCAGGCACTTCAACCTCAGGAGCCTTCTCAGTGTCATCCACTACACCATCACCACCATCCATAGCAGGAGGAAGGATAGTGTCAGGGTACTTTAAGACATACTTAGCCAGCTTGACAGGCTTACCATCCTTATCCAGCTTACCAGTGTCCTCAATCACCTTCACTATAAGGTCCTCAGTACCATAACCACCAGTCATCTTTCTGATGGGTACTTCAAACTGCTCCTGTGCCTCTTCAATCTGGTCATATTCAGCTTGAAGTGCATCAATCTTCTCTTTCAACTTGGTCTTCTTAGTGACCATTGCATTCACATTCTGTGCAGTCCTTCTGATGGCTGCAATCTCAAATTTGCTTAACTCTTTCATTTTACTTAATATATTAAGATTATTCTTCTCCCATTACCAAATGCCCTAGTATCGGGTGCTGAATACAGCTTACATATGGCATATTTTTTCTCATACCACATAAGAGCATAGGATATACAATAAGCAAGAAGCACAGGTCTTCTGCTCAAGCCCATCACAAACCTTACACTTTCTGCATAAGGTTTCCCATTTTCCAAGCAATATGATAGTAGCAATACACTCGTATCACTACTATTCAGGTTGCCGTTGCCAGCTGCATAGCTTAACCTGATTACATCCTCTCTGCTCATCCATAAATTTCCTTTAATTTGCCATCAACAATAGCTAAATCATTAGGAAATTCATCAGGCAAATCATCCAAAACCCCTAAAGAGTCTTTAGCTGGAAATGTACCATCAAAATCTTTGACAAATACCTTTATGGCTTTATGAGATTCCTCATTGAAAGTTTGCTTGCCATACAACATAATATCAAACTTTCCTTGGGGAGTACAATACTCATTTACCATTTTTCCAGTAGTCTTCATTTGATAAGTTACCTGACCATCATTGTCATTACACTTTTCATAATGAGCACAGACATAGATATGCTTGTTCTCTGGAAATCCCTTGAAAGCATCAAATATCAACCCTATTCCATATCCAATTTCTTTAGGTGTCTGCCAGCCTCCCTTCATAGCATTGTTCATAAAGTAATCTTGCATAAGATAATTAAAATCATCTATTACAATATTCCTATATGGGGAGCTTTTCAAGATATTGAGAATTTCAGCTACTCTCTTGAATCTATCCAATCCTGCAATAGATTCCACCTCTACTCTATTGCCCTTGGCTATATCTGCTATATTGTTGCTAGGGCACAATTTGAAGTTGGGATTAGGAACTCCTCTGCCAATACATTGAATAACATAGGTTTCCTCAGGATTTAATCCTTCAATACCTAGTTTTTTTCTACCCGCCCACGAAGTAGTTTTACCAAAACCACTTGGAGCTAAAATCAAAATTCTTGCCATTTACTTAGCTTTTCTTTTTGCTTGCAAAGAAACTTCTATTGAACCCTCTGTGCAACCCTTAAACCCCTTTCTTTTCCCCCCTGAACACCTCCCTGGGACCCCCAAA